TAAGTCAGCTACTGAGATCGGTATTAGACAACAAGAGTTAATGTCAGACATCGGATCATCATTCGGAAGACTACAGATTGAGTTTATTAATAAGCTAATCAAACGTGCTTACTATATTCTTGAGCGTAACAAGAAGGTCGCACCTATTAAGATCGGTGGTCAAGTCGTAGAGATTAAAGTTATTTCACCACTTGCTCAACAGCAAGACATGGATGAAGTGAATAAGATAGCACAATTTGTACAGTATGCAGGCATGGTAGGCCCAGAGGCAATGCAGATCGGACTAGATCTTGAAGCGTTCCCTGAGCATATCGCCAAGTTACTAGGTGTTGACAAGTCATTGATTAGAGATAAAGAAGCTAGAGACGCTATTAAGCAAGAGATGCAAGCAGCAGCACAGCAGCAACAGATGACAGATGCAGCAATACAGAATCCTGAAGCGGCAATGCAAGCTATGGAGGGTCAATGATAGAAAGTCAGAGAGATTTTGATGCGTTAATCGCAAAAGTATTCAAGAGCAAAGACGGCAAGAAGGTTCTTGAGTGGCTTGAAGATCGATACATCAAAGCAGCGGTATGTACACCTGGACAAGTAGAAGGCTCAGGATACTATCGAGAGGGTCAAAATAGTGTGGTACGTATGTTTAAGTCCTGCATTATGAGACAAGAGAATGGAAATTATATCAATCGTGGAGACTAGATATTATGGAAGAAGAAACATTATTTTCTGAGGCAGCAGCCCCAGAAGAAGTAACAACAGAAGCAGGTACAACAGAAGCACCAGCAGTAGATGAAAACGCATGGTACTTATCAGAAGGTGTAGCAGGTGAGGGAGAAACACCAGAATGGTTTAAATCAGGTAAGTACGCTACTATTGCAGATCAAGCACAGGCATACAACGGATTAGAGTCTAAGTTAGGCTCATTCACTGGCGCACCTTCTGATGGTTATGAAACTGTTATCCCTGAAGGATTAAATGTAGAGATCCCTGAAGGCGATCCGTTACTAGAGAACTTCAATGATTGGGCGCAGGCAGCAGGACTATCACAGGATGCTCATAGTGAATTGCTTGGTGTATATATCAACGGTATGGCAGGCGAACAACCTGACATGGAAGTTGAGATGAAGAAGATCGGTCCAGATGCCAATCAAAGAATCAATGATATGGTTCAATGGGCTAAAGGTACTTTAGATGAAGGTGAGTTCGAGACACTACAATCTATGGCAACTACAGCAGACGGCTTCCAGTTGTTAGAGAGAATGAAGTCATTGACTAGAGAGACTCAGGTCTCAGCACCAGATACAGCACAACCTGTAAACACAGTTACCAAAGAGGCTTTATATGATCTAATGAATGATGAGAAGTATCAATCATCGTCAGCATATAGAGACGAAGTTAAGCAGAAGTTTGATGACTTCTTCGGTACTGGTCCTGCAAAGACAATTAGACAATAAATAATTAACACTTGGTGTAACTTTTTGTTATAATCAAGCCACAGATACCCGTTGATCGGCCTGTATGAGTAGTTTAAGCGCCTCTAAAGCGCTAGATTCGAACCCATATATGGCCACTTTGAATCGAGAAAGTAAGATAATTTTTTAATTCATAGGAGATTAACATGTCAGTTAATTTAAGTTCTTCGGCATCAGCACAGTTTGACGCAGAAGTAAAACATGCCTTTCAAGGCGCAGGTAAATTACGTGATACAGTACGAGTTCGTACAGGCGTAGTAGGCGATACACATAACTTCCGTACAATGGGCAAAGGCACAGCTGCTGCTCGTGGTACTACTCAAGCAGACGTTACAGCAATGGACGTTTCACATGCTAAAGTTGCATGTGTTCTTAGCAACTATGTTGCACCTGAGTACACAGACATTTTTGATGCTGCTGAAGTAAACTTTGACGAACGCACTGAACTAGCAGGTACTATTGCTGGTGCATTGGGTCGTAGAGTGGATCAGTTAATTCTAAATGCTCTAGAAGCTGTAACTTCACCGCCTGCAATTGCTAACGGTGGTACTAACATGACTTTGGCTAAGATTACAGAAGCTGCTTCAAAACTAAATGATGCTGGTGTTCCAATGGAAGGCCGTGTTATGGTTTGTTCTGCTGCTGCAATTGAGTCAATGATGAACAATTCAACTATCACTTCACAAGATTACAATGCACTACGTGTATTAATGTCAGGTGAAATGAACACGTTTATGGGCTTCGAGTGGAAGATGATCGAAACTCGTTCTGAAGGTGGTTTAGTTGTTGCTACTAACATCCGTTCTTGCTGGGCATACCACAAGTCGGCTGTTGGTTTAGCTGTAGGCATTGACGTATCTACTGAAGTTAACTACGTACCTGAGAAGGTTTCATGGTTGTCATTAGGTAAAGTTAAAGCTGGTGCGGTAGTTGTTGATAAGACAGGTACAGTACAAGTAGACATTGACGAGACTGCATAAGTTAAGTTAAGACTGGCCCTTCTTCGGAGGGGCTTTTCTTAAACTAATTTGGGAAAATATAATGGCCTCAGTTAAGAACTACTCAGATATTGATATTGCTTCTAACGCATTATTAATGATCGGTGAAAACCCAATTGCATCATTTACAGAAGATACAGTAGCTGCACTTATTGCAGCAAACCTATATCACTCTACATTTGAAAGTTTGCTTACTCTACATCCTTGGAGGTTTGCCTCTAATAAAGCAACACTATCAAGACTAACGGCAAAGCCAACTAACCAGTGGAAGTACGCATTTCAACTTCCTGCTGATTTTCTAGTGGCACAACACGTTGACCAAGGTAATCATAACTATCAGATCTACGCAGACAAACTATACTCAGATAACGAGACAATGGTCCTGGACTATACATATAAGCCAGATGAATCATTCTTACCAGCCTACTTCACACAGTTACTAGAGTTAAGACTAGCAGCGGTGTTTGCTATTCCTATTACTGAGTCAGCAACTAAGGGTGAATACTACGCTGGACTGGCTGACAAACAACTACAGAGAGCTAAGACTATTGATTCACAATCTACACCTTCAATTGGCCCACCAGCCCTAGAAGGCTCTAGATTAATTAATTCGAGGTTCTAATGGCTAAAGCAATTGCGTCTCAAGCATCATTCATCGCTGGAGAGCTTGACCCTAGATTATCTGCAAGGATTGATGTAGAAAGTTATGCCAAAGGTGCTGAGACATTAACTAATGTTATTTGTCTTGGACAAGGTGGCGTTAAGCGTAGACCAGGCATGAAGTATATTGACACTGTTACAGAGTCAGTAGTACGCCTAGTCTCGTTTGAGTTTAATATTACCCAGACATACCTATTGGTGTTTGTAGACTCTAAGATGTATGTTTACATGGATGGTGCATTACAGACCAACATCAACGGATCAGGCAATGACTACCTAGTTACACCATATAACGCTACAGAGATCAAAGAGATCGTATGGACTCAGAGTGCTGATACATTAATCATTTGTCATAATGACTACGTGCCTAGAAGGATTACAAGAGGATTAACACACTCAGCGTGGACAATAAGCTCATTAACATTTAGTTACTACCCAACTTACGACTTTAATCGTGATTATGATGCTGGTTCGTTTTCTATTTCACCTACCGCACCAGTTGTGGGCGACACAGCTACAGTCACCTGTTCTAGCGCTACACCAGTTACCGCTAATCATGTTGGTGGAATGTTTGAAGGTAATGGTGGTGTTATTAGAATTACAGGATATACATCTTCAACTGCATTCACAGGCACAGTATTACAAGAATTTATAAATGGCAACGCTATCCCAGGTATTGATGCTTCATTGGAAGAGCCAGTATGGTCATCTACACATGGCTACCCTGGATCAGTAACATTCCATGAATCTAGAATGTGGATGTCAAACTCTACGGCTAGACCACAGACGTTATGGGGATCAGCAATCGGTGACTTCTTTAACTTCGATCGTGGTTATGGTGACGATGCAGATTCGATAGATATTACGATGGACACAGACCAGGTTAATGCGATTTACCACCTGGTATCAGGAAGACATTTACAGATCTTTACTTCAGGCGGTGAGTTCTTTATTCCAGATAGACCTATTAAGCCAGCAAACGTTGGTGTGTTGCGTCAGACAAGATTTGGTGTACTCAAGAAAGTTCCACCTATTAACGTAGATGGCGCAACAATGTTTATACAAAGGAACGGCAAGCAGGTTCGTGAGTATTTATATACTTATACCGAAAACTCGTATGTCTCCACTGAGGTGAATTTGCTTGCCCCTCATCTTATTAATGCTCCAGTTGCTATGGCAGCACAAACTGGCGATATTGATAACGAAGGAAACTACTTATATATCGTTAATGCAGATGGAACGGTGGCGGTGTTTATTACAAACAGAGCTGAATCGGTTACAGCATGGACAAGACTAACAACTTCTGGTGAGGTTAAGGATGTTGCTGAGGTAGAAGACATTATTTACTTCCATGTGAAGAGAACAATCAACGGCTCTACTGTATATACAATTGAAGCATTAGATAATGATACTTATACAGACTCAGCAGTACATGTGGTTAATAGTCCAGCATCAGCAACAGTAACAGGCCTAGGTCATTTAAACGGCCAAGAGTGTAGAGTAAGAGCAGATAGCTCAGTTATGGACAATGCTACACCAGCATCAGGATCTATTACTTTAGCACGTACAGCTACTAATGTTGAAGTTGGTTTAAACTACGATCTAGAAGTTAAGACTATGCCAGTTAATGTAGGATTCCAGACTGGTCCTATCAATGTATCTAAGCGTAGAATATTAAGAGTATCTGCTCAATTGTATGAAGCAAATGGTATTAAAATAAACGGCAAGGCTGTAACTGATAAAGGTTTCGGCCTTGGAGTGTTAGGAGTTACCCCAACAGGCTTTACAGGTATTAAAACTGTACCAATGTTGGGATATTCTAAAACAACACAAGTAACAGTTACACAATCAGATCCTACACCTATGACGTTGTTAGGACTTACATTAGAAATACAAGCACAAGGCGGATAATATGGCATCATTAGCATTTGGTTTAGCAGCATCAGGAGGCACAGCTGCAACAGCAGGATTGTTTGGGTCAGCTGGCGCTTTTGCACTAGCACCTACACTGATGACATTAGGAACTGGTATAACAGCGCTTTCTTCAATTCAGACAGGTAAGCAATCAAACCTTGCATATAAAATGCAGGCAGATGCCGAAGATCAAGCATTAAAAGATAGGGAGCTTCAAAGACTACAGAAATTACGAAAAGCACAGTCAAGTCAAAGAGCTTACTGGGCAGGTAGAGGCGTTTCTGGTACTGAAGGTTCAGCAGCAGTAATATCACAACAGTCTAGACTTGGGTATCAGTTAGAAGAGGGTGCAGATTTATCATCTACTGGTCGTAGTACTCAGAGACTATCTTCAGCAGGTTCTGCTGCAAGCAGCGCTGGTTATTGGGGAGCTGCTAGTAGCTTGATGACAGGGTACTCAAAATCAAAATCAACAAAATGGTAGATTAAATGGCAGACTTTCAACAATATACGTTCCAACAAGGAAGAAGAGTAGGACAAGTAGATCTTACAGAGGCTAACGCATGGGAGTCTTTGTCTAATACAATGTCAAACTTTACTAGCTCAGTAGTTAACTATCAGCAAGGTGTGAACAAACAGCACGATGCTGAAGTAAAGTCTTATATCAATTCACAAGAAGATGACATTATTACGCATATTGGTAAGCTGTCTATTGACCATGAGAATGATTATGCTACTTTCACAGAGAAAGCTGAGTCATTCAAGAAGATTAAGATGGATGCAATGTCTGCTGACGAGGATCTTGGTTCAGACTTTGCTCAAGGTTTTGGTCAGATGACAGATGATAAGATAGCTCAGTATGGTGAGAAGGTTTATGCCAAGAAGGTTAAGCTAGATAGAGCTAGACAACTTCAAACAGCGGAAGACAATCTTGAGACTCATGCTATTGATACAGGACATCTCATTGATAGTGCTATCAGTACATATTATGACCAGCCTGAGTTCAGTGAAGACTATCTTAAAAGCCTAGGCCCTATTTTCCAAGACCAAAGAGATACATTTGAACGAAAGATTGATGGACTATTAGAGCTAGGAAAGTCTGGTGATGCTGCATTTAAACAAGAGCAAGCACTATTAGGTCGATTCTATAAGAAAGCCGTAATGGCCGAATTAACGGCTAATATGAAAGAAGGCAAGGGATGGCAAACCATTCAGGACTTTAACGCAGACCCGAGCAAATTCTTTAACTCTAGACCACAATTACAAGCATTATTCCCAGAGGTTAAAGTCTCTATGAGTGATGAAGACAAAAACGAGACATTCAAAGACATGATGTCGATGCTTAACGGCTACCAAGGTCAACAAGATCGTGTGCAAAATGCAATAGCTGCGGATAAGCTAGAAGGCCAAGAGTTCTTCTATTCTAATATTCAGTCTCAAATTGCAGATGGAAAGCCTATCGAAAAATCATTCTTACAAGACTGGTTAATAGAAGACAAGCTTACTACCAAGCAACATGATTCATTATTAAAGATGATTCAGACTGGTGGCTTATACAGTGAAGATGATAATGTTGTATCAGGACTATGGGATACGCTATTTGATCCTACAGCAGATCAGTTTGATATTTACGATCAGATCAGACAAGCAATAGATAGCAAGCAAATTACTCCAGCTACACAAAAACAAATGTTAGCTACTCTAAGAGATGGCGGTCTGAAAGATGTTACTAAAGATGAAGACTACCAGATGGCTATTAACGAGGTTAAGACTGAGTTTAGAACTACTGGCCCATTGTCTGCGTTCTTACCTAACGAATCTAAGAATATAAATAGAGCTGTAAGAGAGATCTACGAGCTTAAAAAGACACTGCGTCAAGATCAGAACTTTCTTGATGAAGTTGATCTTATCAAGGCTAAGTACAAGCGTCAACCTGCAGCTTCTACACCTAAAATAGCTTGGAGCAGTAATTGGTCAGGCACAGCAGACGCACCAGCTCCAGATGAATCTAAGAGTATGTTAGCAATTCTATTAGAGAGTAACCAGATCACTGATAAAGACTACATGGAACAATTCAATGCTATTGATGCGTACATGGAAAGCTTTAATTTAAGGAAGTCTAGATAATGGCATTTGAGAACAAGGTTGAGCAAGACATAGAAAACATTGATCCTGTTGTTGTTCAGACAGCTTATGAAGAAGAGAAGGCCAGATTAGTAGAGAATCCGATAACACCTATGACAGATGACATGATGGGTGGATTCCAAAAGAGAATTGAAGAAAGAGAGGTGGCTAATTCACCTGCTATGCAATACTTCAATGACTACAAAAAAGAACAAGCATTAGAAATACCAGACGAACAGGAGGAATTAAATCCTTCAATCATGGGAAAGGTTATTCGCCAACCAGAAGAAAACGCACTATCCCAGATAGATGATTTAAACAATGAAGGTAAGGTAGTAGGAAATACACAATACGGAAGACCTGCATTTTATATGAATGGCGAAGTTGTTTCTGAAAAGTCCACAACCCTTCAAATAGATGGTAAGTGGATGAATGTTCCAACTATCTGGGATGGTAAAAGCCATAGTAATGATGAAGTCCAACAGATGCTTATCAACAATGAGATAAGTCCTACAAGTGTACATAGCAGTATGGAAGAAGCTGTTGCCGTTGCTAAAGACAGATCATCAAATATTATTATTGATAAAGTAATACCAACTCAACCTGAAGTAGATACGCCTTTATTACAAGACGCATGGGATATATTACCTGAAGGTGGGCAAAAGGCTGTATGGCCACTAATTGCACCGTTTGTTAAGGGTGCTAATGAAGAGAATCCTATCTTACGTGGTATGGTCGAAGGCTCAATACATGATGCTCCACAAGGTATAGTTGATATGTCTCGTGATGTTGTCAACGCACTTGGTGGTGAGTTCAAAGAAGAAGACTGGTTAAAGATTCCACAGATACTTGAGTCAAACCCAGACTCTACTACAGAAGGTGTAGTAAGAGGCCTATCACAGTTTATGTCAATATTTGGCGCAGCTGGTGGCATTGGTAAAGGCTCTACTATCTTTAAACAAATGATGGCTGGTGGTTTAGCAGATGCTTCATTTGATCCTACTGGCGGTAACCTGGCCACCCTATTAAGAGAGCTAGACTTTGATAATGAACTAACTCAGTTCCTAGACTCTAAAGTGGGCGAAGATGCAGACGCATTAGAGAGATTAGAAGCCAGAGGTAAGCAAATATTAGAAGGCGCAGGTATTGGCTTTGCTATTCCTACATTGATCGGTGGTCTAAGATGGGCTAAGAACAATGCTAGAGAATTATTGCAGGACTCAGACCCTAGCACTATTCCCAATGTATTAAGTAAGTTTGGTATTGATATTCCACAGAAAGATATATTCGCTGGTGGATCAGCAGTAACCCCACCAGAAGGTCTAGAGCAAGCTAAGGCCATGCTTGAAGGTGAAAGATGGTCTCCATATCTAGAGAGTAAGGTGTGGGAAAAGACAGGATGGCACAAACTACCAGATGGTAATTATGCTTTTGAGATTGACGATTCAGCAGCTGCCATTAAGAATCTAGACGCTAACAATGAGGTTATGCGATTTGAAAAGGTTGAGCTAGATGAATACCTTGATGGTCGTGTGGAAAGCGTAGATGACCTTCTTAACATTAGCAATGTTGGATCGGGAGAGCGCTTATACGATACCAAGCTAGGCGAGGTATTAGATCACGAGCAACTATACAAACAATATCCTTATCTTAGAGATATGGACTTACAGGTGCTTGATGGATTAACAATGAATGGCGATTCAATGAGTCGATCTGGAGAAGGTGCATCATTTAGTACATTAAGAAACCAAATTACGATATACGTTGACCCAGTTCAAGGGTTGACAGAAAATAATTTAACAACATTGATTCACGAGATACAGCATTCTATCCAGCACAAGGAAAACTGGATGAACGGTGGTTCTGCAAGTGAGCAGTGGATAAGAAGATTAAAACAATCTGTATGGAAAGATAAGGAAGTATTCGCTAAAAACAAAGAGCAATATAAAGAAGACTTAAAGGCATACTCTTATGCCAATAAATTAAAACAGGTTGATTACTGGGATGAACTTTCAAAGAGAGATAGTGTCACAGGTATTGCTAGACATTTCTACAATACAGATCTTTGGTACACGTACAGCGATGAGATAACCAAGAAGTTTGGGCCAAGACCTAAGCCTTATAAGAAAGAAGAGCATAATGAATACTTAAAGAACGTAGGCGCATTCTATAAAAATAAGATGCAGGAAGAAGTTGATAGTCTAATTGATATTGCTACTGAGTCAAGAGACATTGAGCGTAACTACGATATGATTAACATAATTAAGTCTGTTGATGGCATGAAGCAAAAAGACAAAGTTAAGGCTATTGAAAGAAAGCTAGACGCTAATGCGAAAGATGCTGGAGCTTATCGTAAGATTGAAAACCTAATTAAACAGATTGAGAAGTCTTATTTTAGTAGTGGCACTAACCTCGAGAAGAAGAAAAGAAGGCATCGTATTTATGAGCAACTTCAGGGTGAGTGGCAAGCGAGAAATGCGGAAATGAGAAGGCCGATGAGTCCTGCTTCAAGAAAAATGTTAGCTCCTTATACAACATCTACAAATACTGGGAAATGGGGCGAGGTTCAGCGAGAAGACGTTATTACTACTAAGAGCAAGAGCTATTTATATGGCCCTGGCTATGGCAAGGTGAGGAGTGAGACAGGTGAAACCCCTATAACTGTATATCGTAGCTCTACTTCAGGCAGTTACGACAAGTTTGATCCAACTAAACAGCGTACTGCTACATTAGGTAAAGGTGTTTACTTATTCAAAGACGAGGCTTCTGCTGGTAAATGGGTAGGTGGCAACTTACAAAAGGTTGAATTACCTGGTGACTTTATGGATAAGTCTATTAACTGGGGTGATGGAGGTCAGTCTGATTTTGTTACTAAAGCATTCAAGGATATTGATGCGGAAGTGGACTTTAAACTAGACCTAGAAGATGCTGGTATTGACGTATATCCTGACCTAGTTAAGAACCTAGGTGAAGACAAGGCTCAAGCATTATTATCTAAGCACGGCATTAAGGGCAATAGACGAGAAGGTGAGCTTACTGTGTTCAATGTAGACGATGCTAAGATTGTTTCAACTGAGCCAAAAGGCCCTAAGCCTACAGAACAAACTAAAGAAGCTAAAGGGTTAACCAGAAGCGGTAGTGATAAAAATGGTGTTGTTAATTATAAAGTTGATGGAGGTCGAATTTCTGTTATGGAAAATTCACAATGGTCGCCTAGAGAAAACTCTATAACTGATTTTGTGGTTGATGAAGGTAAGAGAGGGCAAGGGATAGGCGGTAAAATGCTTGATGACTTGTTTACTAAATATGATAAATCAACAGTATCAGCAGCAGCCTCAAGTGAAGTATCAGTAAGAGCGTTATATAAAAGGGGATTAAGAGCGAAAGGTGACGCAAGCAAATCACTGAAGGATACACTTGCTATAATGAAAGAAGACTCAAGTGTGACAATGTTTACTCCTAACAAAGCACTAGACGTTATGCAAGAGCTAGAAAAAGAGGCTTTGGAGTATGGCGATATTGATAAGTTTGTTTCGAAAGTGTATCAAAGGCAAAGCACTAAAAAGCAAGCCATTAGAAGCTCTATTGCCAAAGACCTTGGTGGGGAATACTCAGGAAATGTTGAAGTGCCTGAAGGTATTGCTGATAGTATTGGTGACCGTGGAAGTAGAATATCGGTAAACGGAAACGATGTGTATTTTCATATAAGTGTAGAGAAGGATGTAATATACTTGCCAAACATAGCAGTCTCAGGCAAGAGCAAAGGATTGGGAACAAAGTTTATGGATGCGATGAAAAAATTTGCTGATAAAACATCTCAAGACATAGTTATTTACAAAGTAACAAACAAGGACTTCTTTAGGAAATTTAATTGGTTAGAAGAGACAGACTCAGGTGATTTTAAATATAAAACAAAAACAGGTGAGTCCTTCGGGGTAGGTGAGTTAAATGACATTTGGCGTAAAGCACATAAGGTAAATAAATAATGTTTATAAAAGACCCCACAACCACACTAACTTTAGTTAAAATAAAAGAAAGCTGTTTGACCCTTGCAGGACACTCAAACCAATTAATCAAAAGGATTTGGTAAATGGGAACTCCACTAGCAGAAATCGGTAAAGCATTCTTTAAGTCTGGCGCTAAACGTACAGAAGATATTGTTGAAGCTGGTGCTACTGGTCAATTAAAGACTGAAGCACAAGAAGCAGCGTTAAGACAAGCAACTCCTGAAGTTGATCCTGTGGTTACTCCTGAAGTCACGCCTACAGAGATTACCCCTATAGAAACCCCTATAGAAGCCCCAACAATACAGCAAACAGATGAAACCGCACAAGCAGAAGCAATCACTGCGCCAAAAGATGTTGAGATGGGGCTGCCTTCAGCTACTACTCCAGGCGCACGTAACATTAACTTTGATAATATTAAAGAGCCTGATGAAGTCTTAACTGTCATTGACAATATAGGCGCACAAGAAGATCAGTTCATTAAAGCTCGTGGTGGTGTTGTATCACACGAACAAACAGTAGTAGACTCTTCAAGAGTAGAATTAGAAGAAATCTTAGGCTTCAAACTTGGCGATGGTGTTACACCCGCTAGAGTTACAGGCGCTAGGATTGCTTTAACTGATTCAGCATCAAGACTACAGAAACTCGCTAAGAATGTACTAGATGGCGATGCTACTACAGCAGAGAAACTAGCATTTAGACAATCTGTATCTACACATGTTGCTATTCAACAATCAGTAGCAGGAATGTCAGCAGAGGCTGGACGTTCACTAAACGCATTTAGAATCCCAGTACAAGCAGGAATGCAGACTGGTGATAAAACAGCAGTATTCAGATCACAACTACAAGAGACTTTCGAGCGTTCTGGTGGCGATGACACATTGTACAAATTAGCAGAGTATATTGAAGAGGCTGGCGATGACTTAGCTGAAGTAACTAAACGTGCTAAAGAGGTCAATTCGGCAACTACAGGTGACTTTATCTTAGAGTTCTGGATCAATGGTCTATTATCTAGTCCAGCTACTCACGTAGTTAATACAACATCTAATGCTCTTGTGGCAACATGGGCGATCCCAGAGAGGATGTTAGCTTCAGGATACTCAAAGTTATTCAGATCAGAGAAGGGTGTAGAGATTCAAGAGGCAGTAGGCCAGTTATATGGAGTAGCTCAAGGCGCTCGTGACGGACTACGAATGTTTTGGAAGACCTTAAAGACTGGTGAACCTTCTGACCCTTTAATGAAGCTAGAGGCTCGTAAGTATAGAGCTATTACAGCTCAGAACATGGGCATTAATACTGAAGGCTACTTATCTAAGGGTGTTGATTTATTAGGTAATATGATTAGAATGCCAGGTAGATTCCTAGGCGCTGAAGACGAGTTCTTTAAATCTATCGGCTATCGCATGGAACTTAATGCTTTGGCATATAGAAAAGCAATGGGCGAAGGCTTAGAGGGTAAAGAATTAGGCGAACGTATTGTAGGTATTATCAACAACCCTACAGAAGAGATCCACTTAGCAGCATCAGATGTTGCACGAGTACAAACATTTACAAACCCATTGGGCGAGACTGGCCAGAAGGTACAGCAATTAGCTAACTCTCATCCAGCACTTAAACTGATATTACCATTCGTAAGAACACCAGTAAACATTGTTAAGTTCGTTGGTGTGCGTTCACCACTAGCTCCTTTTGCTAAGTCATTTAGAGCTGATGTGGCAGCAGGTGGTGCAAGACGTGATATGGCACTATCTAAGATGAGCCTAGGTTCACTTATAATGGTTTCTGCTGTACCTTATGCTATGGATGGAACGATTACTGGCCCAGGCCCTAAAGGTAAATCACAAAGAGATGCTTTACGCAGACAAGGGTGGCAGCCTAACTCTATTAAAGTTGGTGATAAGTATTACTCATATAACAGACTAGACCCATTAGGAATGTTCCTTGGCTTAACAGCAGAGATAACAGAGGTTATGAAGTATGCAGAGGACGAAGATAGAGACTCTTTAGCTACGGCTATTACTATTGCAGTAGCTAAGAACGTCACCTCAAAAACATACCTTAGAGGCTTGGCTGATACTATGAATGTTTTAAGCGATCCAGATCGTTATGCTGAACGATACTTCCAGAGAATGGGCGCATCATTTATGCCTATGACATCTTTAACCGCACAAATAGAAAGAACAGTAGATCCTACACTTAGGGCTGCTTATGATTTAATGGATGAGATTAAAGCTAGAACACCTGGCCTATCTGATTCATTACCACCTAGACGTAACCTATATGGCGAACCTATTGTATTACAAGGTGGACTAGGTTGGGATTTTGTATCACCTATCTATTCATCTACACGTAAGTTTGATTATGTTGATAATGAGATCGTAGAGAATGAAGTAAACGTAACCATGCCTAGAAGAAGTATTGGCACTGGTAACTTCTCTATTGAGCTTAATGCTGATGAATACGATAGATATGTAGTATTAGCAGGTAAAGAGCTGAAAATGCCTTATACTAATCTCAAGACAGGAAGCACTAAGGACTTGAATTTACATAAGTATTTACAAGGAATAATGGCTGGTGACATGTATCAAGATGCAAGCCCAGGCCCAGATGGTGGTAGAGCAATGCTTATTACTACTGTTGTGAACGCGTTTAGAGATGGAGCAAGGGCAACACTACTAAATGAAAACGAAGCACTCAAAGCAGAGTGGGATTATCAGAAGAAATTAAAGGTGGAAGCAAAGACAGGACAACCACTTGAAGAATTACTAAAGGGATATTAATATGGCAGATATAATAGTTGGTGACTTAACACCAAGAAACCAATATACAGCGACAAGTGGGCAGACGGCCTTCACTTATGCTTTTCCTATATTCGTAGATTCGGATTTAAAGGTCTATGTAGGTGATGTTCTTCAAACCCTTACTACTGATTACACAGTATCTGGCGCTGCAACAGACAATGGAGGCACAGTAACACTAATTACTGGCGCTACATTAGATGATATTGTTACAGTTTA